AGGTTCTCTATTGCTGTTAAGACATCTAAGGACCTTAAATGTTCCGCTTGCTCCATCAAGCTCACCCCCGAACTTACTTTTACCCGTAACGGTGATATTCTGAAAAGTAGCCCCCTCAGCATCGATAGTCTGAGCCTTGATACCGAGAGCAACGAGTTTAACAGCGTCAATAAGTTCTGCTGACATCTTACCGTTCTCTATGAGTACGACTTCTTTGCCGCTGTTGTCAACAAAAATAGTCTTGTCAGATTTTACTTTGAACTCTCCATTTTCAAGTCTTGCTTCAACTTTCTTTACTCGTTCTTCTGCGCTTTCCTCCACACTTGGTAGCCATTCAGCAGCTGGGGCTGTGCCTTCTGTCACAACAGCCCAATTAACGGTTATATCTCCGTTTGCTTCATGTGGCATCTTGTTCGGAGTTGGGTAGGCATCAAAAGTGCATACTCCGTCATTTGGTAATGTTTCAGGTGTTGTAAAAGTATAATGTTTAATAACATCATGTGTAGTATTAATTTCAAGATTTCCACCACCAGCACTCCATGCCCAACCATCAGCAATGATATATGCTTGCAATGTCTGTCCATTTGCAATCGATTCATCACTGGTATGACCGCTAATAGTCATTGTGTAAGTTGTGTTTGGCTTTAACTTAATATGCGTATTGCCATTGCCATATCCGTATGAGTGGTAAGTCTTTTCTAACTTACCTCCAGTAAGGAGGTTTTTTACGCCCGTTCTCAGTCCATCTACTATTAAGCTGATACTTTTCGCATCCTGCTTGATAGTAGTAATATCCTTGCCATTGGTAGATACGCTCTCACGCATATCGTTGACTATCTTTGTGTATGATGCTGCCTCCATCATCACTTGAATAGTCCTTGTTTCAAGAACATCATTACCGCTTTTTAACTCTACAATGAAATAGTCAGGACGATTTACTGCCTTGATGAAGTTTTCCTGCCTGAATGTACCTTCACTTTTCATACCAGCAGAGATAGGCACGTTAATATTTGTGTTTGTGGCGCAAGACACGTATAATTCTCCTTTCTTGCCTTTCTCGGTGATAATAGTACTGCCCTTCACGTGTTCTATCTCATATCTAAACGTGGCGTTCAGTACTCCTTCTGCATTTACCATAGCATCCTCACGAACGGCTTTCAGGCGGTAGAACTCTGCTGACTGCCCATCATATACATTGTGAATTGTTATCTGTCCTCTTGCTTGCATATTAGCTATTGATTACGCAGTCAAAGGTTGCACTTGAAACAACCTCCGCTGCCGTTATTGTTAATAATCTTCCTACATTCTTATGAGCATCATTCCATGCTCTATCTGTTGAGCTACCGCTATTGCGCATCCATGACCACATAGAAGGTGGATATTCGTTAGAAACATTATCTGTACCCTTGTAGAGTGTCGCCTCCAACACTATACTACCTTTTCCATTGCGGATAGAACCACTCTTGACTACAACTTCCAGACTATACACATCACTCTGTGACACCTGCTTTATCCACATCCTATTGTTTTCCGTTGGTGCTTTGTTGGTAGTGTTACCTACTCCAACGTTACAAAGCCACAGAGAGCCTTGATACGAGAATCTATCGTAATGACCTGCGATAGTTCCGTCAACCCATTCCCCTCTATCGCATACCAAAGAACCACTTACTCCTGTACCTGCTGCGGATATAATCTCGAAGCGGTCAGAACGCACCTTTGTTCCTCTTGGCGAGAACTCATTGACGATATGACTTGTGAGGTCGTAGTTATTGATGCCTGCATAGTCCACACGTTTCCCCTCTGATACATAGATGATGTGAGCGTATTGCCTATCGGTGTCGGTCTGACTTCCTAATTGGATAATATCATCCTCAGCCTTTGGAATGTCATTATCATGCTTTGTATCATAGCCTATACAAGTATATTGTGTGCCGTCAATAGTGAGTTCAAGCGAGCCTCGCACATCCGAAAGGTCTATGAAGTGGTATAATTTACCATTGATAGTCTCCGTTCCCTTGTTTACCACCAAACGCCAATAGTATCTGTTTGCAGAACCGCCTGCTGTGCGTGATACAAGATTTGAAGTCTTACACATCGCTTGGTCGCCAATCCTCCAATCGTTGCTTGTACGTCTGTCGCCATCATCTGCCAAGAAATAGCAACGATAAGCTGTAATTGTCTTTCCATTTGGAGTAGTGCTATACGACAATAAAGCATTGTTCACAAGCACCTGTTTGCGTGCCGATTGGAAGTAAATGGTACTCTTTACGATTGGCACACCAGTATTATCAATCGGAATAACATCACTAATATGCGCACTTGCTGACGTGAATCCAACATCGCCAGTGGTGAAAGCAAGTCGTCTATACTCTAACTCCGAGAAAGTCGCTTTCTGCCTTACATTCAATTTATCTACCTCTGCTATGGACTTTCCGTATTCGTCCTTGTAAACGCCAAAGCCAGCACCATCCAATAGTCCCGAACGGAAATCATCACTCTTTACAGAGTTAGCCTTGATAAATCGAGCAAACAAGTCGCCAAGTTCAGTTATTCCATACCCATTACCAACAGCAATACCCTTTAAGAATGTAATAACCTCTTGGGCGGTGTCGGGGATATTTTTTCTTAGGAAGCGTGGGTCTACATAGTTCTTTATAAGTTCGCTTATCTGTGTAGAGTTTAATCCGCCACCGCTGAAATTACCCGATAGGATATTATTGACATCCTCCTTTAACTGCGAGATAGTACCCTTGACAGCTTGATTGCCAACGGTTATCTCCTGAATAATCGGGTAATCCAGCTTTGTGACCAGTCTAAGGACACGTGTCTTTAACTGATATCCAAATCCATCGTCAAAGGTGACTTTCTGACCGATATAAAGGTTTGGGTTCTTTCTTGCGAAAGCTACCGCATTAGATGAGAATGAGTAGTTGTTGTTATCCTGCGCACGTCTTTTTATCTCCTTGATAGTTCGTGCTGATAATTCTTCTTGGGCAAGTTTAGTTTCATGCTCACCCATTACGATGTTAAACAGCACAACCATATTACAAGTGAGGTCGGGGAGAGCGTTTCCTCTTGGATAAAGTCCCTCGCTCTCATTGGTAGGGATAATGGTATCTCCGCTTTGATACTTGAGTATTTCGTAATCACCCTTTAATATGTCTACACCACTATCGCCCTCGTTTGGCTTTGGAGCGATTGGGTTGTTTACTTCGTGGTAGTGGAGTTCAAATCCTTCTTGCCCATTAGGCTGTCCGACAAGTCCCTGCGTAAGGACATCATACTGCCCATCTACTGCGTGGGTGTTAACCTTAAATATTCCTTTAAGCGTGTACCCTTGTAATACCTGCTTTGTTCGGTCTATCTCATAATCATACCAATAGTGAGTAATGATGTTTCCGCTTTCATCCTTATCGTGAGTTATATTGATAGCGGTCTTGCCAGCTATCTTAGTTGTAGAAGGGAACGCCAATCGCATATACCATATAGTATATGTCTTTTTGTTTCCTCTGCTATCAAGTTCTATTGTGTTTGTCTGAGAGTTCTTGAGATAACGCACGTGCTTACGGACGTTATAAACATATAAATCTATATGCGGATAAACATCATCAAAGGAGAGTGCAAGCGTTTGCTTGATTTCCCCTGACGCTTCAAATGCTTCCTTTGTAATGACGTTCCCTTCTGTGTCTACATAGATATATCCGTCAGGGTAAACAGCCTTATCAAGCCCTAATCGTGCAAGCGTGGCAACGTTACCAGTGCCAACAAGTGCCTTTGTAGACATATTCTTTGTAGAACCCTGCGGATAGAAACAGTTATAATACGGCTCTTTACTATCGCTTACAGATGCTTTCTGTATGTTATCGTGTACCTTTAATGTCGGTACATCCTCGCCAAGATTAATGCTTATCTGACCGAAATACAAAGCCTTATGCTTCCACGATAAATGCCATTCACAAGCGTTATTCTTGCAGCCTTGAGCAATAGAAGATAATACGGAAAGTATATCATTCGATGATACGGAAAATGATACGGAACTATCCACATTACCGCAAAGGGTGAATGTAAACTTTTCGCTCTCTGTCGTTATATTGAGTGCTTCATTGATAGCCTTACAAGCGTATTCAAGTGCATTTGTCGTTAATCCGTCAAACGACCACTCCTGCTGCTTGATAGGGTTCTTGTCCGCATCTGTGGTGTCATAGAGAAACGGAACACGTGAAAGCCACATCAAAGGGTGCTGAAATTCGGGGGTGTACTTAAATCCTTTGTCGTCCTCTGTCGGTGTGTATGGACTGAGTAGCCTATACTTCAAGCCGTCATCAAAGGGGGTAATATACGCACCTGCTGGCAATGTGAGTTTTACATCACTCTGCCATGATAACCTTACAAGGTCACTTCTGCCTAACTCTTGCTCGTGTTCTGCGCCCTCTGTCAGTGTCGCATCGAGTATCTTGTTGTTATGAATGTCGTATATTACCATAATCGCAAAGATAACAAGAAAAGAAAGGGTATGGGAATGGGATAAAAACAGAAAAGCCACAACGTTTTTGTTGTGGCAAATCTTCTGATTATATGTGGTTAAATTACTTTGTAATAGCTTGCTGTGCCTATCTTTAGGTTATGCACACGCTTTACAAATTTGCGACCTATATTATAACTATCACCACATATACAGCGACCTAAGAATTTATCCCATGTTAGGTTATTCATGCAGATTGTCTTTGTATCGCCATTATCTAACAATATGGTATCACCACGCTTAATATCTGATTTGTGTACTTCTTCAATGTCGCAATCAACGATAACAACATTATTCTGATGCTTGTAGCTATATGTAATATGATAGTTCTTCATTGTCTTTGCTTTTAATAGGGTAGGCGAACCTACCCCGATGTTGATTTACGCTATTCTAACTAAGTTTGCTTTTTTGAAACAACGCCACTCGTCTTTTTCGCAATCAAAGTACACTTGACAAGTGTCTGCTGTCTTTTTCTCGCCCTTTGTCGCAGGTATTCTGTCGCTCATAAGAGTGCCGTAAGCCTCTCTCAGAGTGCCGTCTACTTTCTGAAAGTAGAACTTAACTATTCGCTTACTAAGGGCTGCTTTTAGCTTGATATTAACCCAAGCACACTTTAACGCTTCTGATAATGTATAACCATTCTTGCGTACGAACTGCCAAGCAAGATTCATTACCTCTCTCATAGTGTTCTTTAATGTAGTACTCATAATCTTATAGTTTAATAGTTTTACTTTGTTTTTTAATCACGCTGCAAAGGTAAATAATATTATTTACGTAAACAAATAAAATGATAATAAATATATTGCCATTAACATAATTTAGTAAATAGTATTGTTTACATTATATATATAATAGTTATCTTTGCAATATGAGAATAAAAGAAATATTAAAAGAAAAGGGTATAACTCTTTCGCAACTTGCTGACACTATGGGCGTAAGCCGTCAAGCATTGAGCCGCCAAGTGGCAGGAAAGCTGCTTGTAGAAAAAGCAGAAGAAATTGCCAATGCTCTTAATGTCCCTATGTGGCAGTTATTCGCCTCGTCCGAGGAGGTACAAAAGGGAAACAATAACATTGTTTGTCCCCATTGTGGGAATCCTATCAAAGTAACCATAATAAAGGAATGAAGTTTAATCAGTACACATGGGACTTGTATAAACAAACCGATGTTGGCAAGAAAACTATTAGCCTGTTTGAAAACGCTGCCCATGATATATCTATATATGAACTTGTTTCCAAATATAACCCCATGGAAACAAAGTTTTCGGATAAAGACAGTATGGAGGATTGTTGTGAACTTCTATGGGAACTTGCAATCAAGAAGATGCTATTGCCAACCAATATAGATGATGCACGAAATCTATACGAGCAAATAATAGATGGGGCGATATTGTTTGATGATGGAGAACCTTTTATAGAAAAAGCGGACTATAAAACATATCTCATGGCTAATATGGATATATCTTTCATGTTGTTTTTCAAGGCTCCAGAGTATTTCTTTCCTAATATATTCCGATACCATTTCTTTGACCTTATAAAAGTATTTGATATATTCGATATAGAATTGCCATTACCACCTAAAAAGAGTAATTATAGGGCACGGTGTATGTATTATTGGGAACTATGCGAGATACTATATTCTTTTCGTAAAGAAAATGGACTATCTCCGTATGAGCTATGCGCTATGCTTTATGACTTTGGTCAAGGGCTTACAAAGAATATTCCAACAGAATTGCCGAAACCGTCTAAGGCTTGGTTTATTGGCGGTAAGATTATGCCAATAGAAGATTTGGATTTTACATTTTGGCAAGCTAATGAGGATACTATGCGAGGAGATATTCTCATACACTACGAAACCTCCCCTATATGTGCAATAACATGTATGTGGATAGCCCAAACAGATGGTGTTATAGACCCGTTCTTTTATTACTATGCTAACACATACATAGGAAGTAGAATAAAGCTACCACATGTAACTTTGCAGGAATTAAAGAACGATGAATACTTTTCTTCTCATCCACTTGTCCGGAAAAACTTTCAAGGAGTAAATGGATGGGAAATAAGTAATAGGGATTATCAAGAGTTTTTGCGAATAATACAGACAAAAAAGTACGATACAAGTAAATTACCAGTCTTATATGCACCTAAAATAGCTTGTACAAATATAAAATTAGAGAAAGATGTAGAAGAACATTTATTAATACCTTTACTTGATAGTATGGGTATGACAGACTACATGCGACAAGTTCCATTACGGGCTGGATGCGGTGAAAGAATATATCCTGATTTTGCGGTGCATTGTACAAAAACTGATAATGGCTACATTGCCAAAGTACTTATAGAAGCAAAACTTTCCATGCACAACAGAAAAGAAGTATATACAGCATTTCAACAAGCTAATTCTTACGCACATTTGTTAGAAGCACCTATTATAATTCTCTGTGATAAGGAAATGATTCTTGTTTATACAAACGAAAATGGTTTTAATAGGAATAGATATAAGAGGTTCTTTTGGGAGGACATGGAAAATCCTGATAAGTTTAATGAATTAAAACGAATTTTAATATGAATGACCTAAATTTACTCGCAATCGTGCTGATAATTTTCGGTATATTGCAAATTATCCTTTTCTTCAAGTTATGGATAATGACAAATGATGTAGCTGCACTTAGGAGAAAATTTGCTCCACAAGTTGAAAATGTACAGAAACCGCGTGATTTACTCGGCATGCACGTCCGTATTCGTTCGAATGGAAAGCAAGTGCGTGTAGTTGCTCGGGAAAAGGGGCAATATAAATGTGTTGATGGCGCAACTAACGAGCCATGCGGTACATATTTCTATGAAGAATTGGAAGTATTAGGGTAGCCGTTAAAAGCTACCCTTTATTTATGTCCTATTGGTGGGGTTCGGTTCTATGAAAGCAAGTCCGAGTTTTGCAAAGGTACGTTCCGTGTTCCTTGCAAAGGTGCAACTCTTACCAGTGTATTTGAGGTGATAAACATCCGTGCCATCATTAGGGACTTGTATCGTCACGTCGCCCCCTCGCATAACCTCCACAAAGGCTTTGTTCTTTGTGTTGAAATCTGCCGCATCCCTGCCCTCCATAGTGAAGTTTAGGGCAAGGCTGCGTTCATTGACCTTAGGAGTGCCGACATACTGAACCCCGTCTTGTGTGCGGTCATTGTTGGTGATATACTCTTTCATAGGGAAATATCCGTTAAGGGTATCGAGAAAGCCGTCACCCATTCTTATGCCCCATTCTGTAAAGGCATCCTTGCCGTTAATGATTAATTCTGCCATATTACATATCTTTAATATTCTTCTTAATGTCTGAAACGTCACTACTTAACATTTTCAGCGTTTTATTCATTGCAGACGTGTCATCGTGGATACCCTGCAACTCAAGATATGAGTTCGCTTGTATCGTTCTCAGTTCGTCCGCAATAGACTTCTGTTCTACCGCCATCATCTGAACTTCTCGCATAGATGCGTCCATCGTGCTTAATTTAGCCGTCAGAATATCCTTTATTTGGTCACGTGAGATATTCCCTGCCGTGGTAAGCGCAATAATGTTACTTGCCTGCTCAAAGGTGATAGATGTCACTCCATTAGCGGTTGCCGTCTGTGAGCTGTCACCCTCCTTTGTGATGTCAATACCCTTTGCCGCAAATCCATCTTGTAGCTGCTTTAACAGACTTTGTGCCACTGGGAGATAGTTATTCATGCCATCCACTATCTCGCCAGCGAGTTGAGCAGATGCCGCACCGAGTTCATTCTCGTTAATAGACTTCATTGCATAAGCCTTGTAAAGGTTGGATAGTTTATCCTCATACTGACTAAAGACATTCTTCATAAGGAGTTGTTTAACCATATCCTTAGAAACCTCTGCAAATGTCTTTGAAGCCGAGTTCTTAAACTCTGAGAGAGCATCTTTACCGTCTTTCAGCCATGCCCATACGGCATCTGTCATATCAGACACCAAAGGAGAGTACATCTTAGACACGTACTCATGGATAGACTTATTAAACTCATCGTATTTCTCTCTAAGTTCAACGAGTTTTTCCAATGTCTCCTTTGCTTCGCCTTGTAGCTTATGTCCGTAGTTCTTTAAGACCTCGTTAGCGAGTTCCTTATCAATCATGCCATCTTCTCCGAATAGGTCTTTGCCGTACTTCTCTTTTACCCATTCTTTGAGGTCAGCTGTTTTCTGACCTCGCCAAAAAGACTTATGCTGTGTCTGAATGCGGAGGTTATCTTTCGCTGCAACTTGCCCATTCTTATATGTGATAGAACTGACAGCAGAATCGATAGCCTTTCCTACGATAGCACCAGCAAGACCTGCCACTGCCACACCTGCTGCGGTAGCTACTGTTGCCGTTACTGCCGTAGTAGTCAACGCACCAATGACAGCCGACCCTAAAGCGCCGATAGCTGCTGTTCCTGTTCCTGCTGTAAATACACCAGCCGCAACAGCCGCAATGGCGGTAATACCTGCTACGATAGGCACCATAGCCTTTCTAAGACCCGAAGATTTGTCGATATACTTCTCTTGCGCCTCATTGAGTTTCTTGTAATAAGACTCAGCAACTTGCCCATGTTCCTCGTAAGCATCTTGCAAACCTTTCAGACCACTGTCAGAGAACCAATTACTTTCCTCGTGGCGTGCTTTCATCACCGCAAGACGATAATCATTCACAGAGTCACGGAGTTTGTTTATCTCCGCTTGCTTTGCGGCGGCTTTCTCGTATAAGCTATCTTGATTGGGAAGTATACTGCTAAGCATCTGCATCAGTTGTATTGCTGCGCTGATAATTGCAAGGATAGCACTTGCTGACTCGATAGATTTCATTGCACTTGACCCAGCCTTGCCTACTGCCGTAACGCCATCAGAGATAGTTTGATAATAGGTCATTACAGAGCCAAAGAGAGAGAATATCTCTCCTGTCTGCCCTCCTATCTTACCGCCTAACTCGCCCATTTTATCAGCTACGCCTTGAATAGACTTTGTGAGGGTCTTGTGTGCATTCTCTATCTTATGGGTAGTCTGTGTTACCTGCTGACCTTTTGCGGCAACGTCCGCCTCGGCATCTGCTAATTCCCAATATTCAGACACCCACTTTTTAAGGTCTTTATTGTAGCCTATGCTCTTGACAATCTTCTCTCCGCCTTTTACTCTATCTCGTCTATTCTCAGCGGCTTTCAGCTCGTCCTGCTGCTTGATTAACTCATCGGTGAGTTTCTTTATCATTCCGATAGGGTCACGACTGATAAGCTCATCAATCATTCCGTTGATAGCATCGAAGTATGTCTTTACTCCTTCGGGGTTGAGAGCCTCTCCTGCTGCTTGTTTAACCTCGCTAAATCGTCCGATAAGGCTGTTTAGGGTATCCGTTGATGCCCCCTTCAAGTCGTCAAATGCCGCTACATAGTTAGGGTCTTTCTTTAGCTGTTCAAAAGCAAGTGTCATCTGTTCCTTGCCGTAGTTTGCCCTTGCCTCTGTCAACGTACGGTATAATGCATCTGCTTTCTCCTTATCGCCACGTTTCTCAGCTTCTGAAATAGCCTTATATATATCAGATACCTCTTTTGAGTATTTCTTTACAAGGTCTGTCTTCTTGTCAAAATAAGACTCATTGGCTTTGATAAGACTGTCCTCGTATGCTATCTCTGCATCTTTGAGTTTAGCAATTTCCTCGTCATACTTATGCCATGCTGCCTTTGTTTTTGCATCATAGTTCTTGTACTCTGCATCTGTATAGCGGTCGTTAGAGGAAGCATAAGAGTACTCAGAGCTGTTGTAGAAGTTCTTTCCCTTATTCTTTGGGTTTGCCTCCCACTTTTGCTTAGCTTGCTCGATACGTTGCTGCTTGATGTCCTCAAATGATCTGTCGATAGCCTCTTGCTCTTTCTTGCGGTTGAGTTCTATCTGTCGGAGTTTCTTCTCGTTGCCGTCTTTGAGGATGTTTATCTCTGCCTGCTCGGTTTCGTTTGCCAAGTCCTCCGCTTTTCGCCTATTCTCAAGTTTCGCTTTTGTTTCAATCTCAAATGCTTTCTCGTTGGCTTCGTTCTGCTGCTCGGCTGCTTTCTCTGCGGCTTTTGCTGCTTTTTCACGTGCTTTTTCACGTGCTTTCTGTGCCTTTTTGGCTGCACTTTCGGCACTCTTTGCACTTTTAGCAGATGATTTCTCCTCGCTATCTAACGAACTCCCCGATAGTTTCTTGTAGCTTTCGTTAGCCGTATCAAGTTTCTTTTGAGCCTCCTCTACTTGTGCAACAGTCGCTTTACCACTTTTTTTTAGTTTTTCCAGATGAGTTCTTGCTTTTAATACTTCTGATTTTGCTGTATTCTTTGATGCAACCCATAGCGGTTGGGATTTCCTTGCATTCTTAATACCATTAACATAAGTAGATAGTTGTTCTATCTCCTTTGAAGTCAAAGACACCCCCTTTAGTTCTTTATAAGGGAATACGATGTTTTTCTTGCTGCCTTTATTTTTCTCTAAAGTTTTTGATAAAGCATTAAGCCTCTGATTGCTCATTTTACCAATAGTATCTTGGTATCGAGATATTGCATTACCAGCCGCGACTCTCTTTGATTGGTATCTTTCTCCGCTTGCAAGTCTATCATAATATTCCATAATATCTTTATATGGAACAAACGCACGCACACTCCACTCTGACCTATTATGTGCTTTGGCATACTGAGCAATGGCATCATCTTCGATTTTTGAATCTTTATCAGATATATTACCTCCGCTTAGTTTCTTTTCTCCATTCGCATGGAGTGTTTTACTTATCTGCGTGTACTTATTAGACTGTTGTATATGTGATTCAACGGCTTTATTACCATCTATTACAGCTATTTCACGCTTCATTTGGATTATATTCTTCAAATGCCCCTCCTCGTCAATATACTTCTGAATTATAGAAGGATAACGTGAAATAAGAAGATTCATAGCTTTTCTTCTGTCATCTGTAGCTGATTTATCATCACTTGCCACAGATATAGCCTGCTCCGTAGATGCTTTATATTGGTCTTGTTTTTCTTTTGCATCTTTGAATGTTTCATTAAGCGTATTTTGAGCAGCATCAAGTTCGCTAACACCATCACTTGTTGCTATGATTGCTCCAATAAGAGTTGCCAAAGCCGCTGCTGCTGCTACATAAGGATTGGCGAGCATTGTCATATTGAGCAACTTTGTAGCCTTTTCCAACAATAGCGTACGTGTATATGCAAGCGTTTCAGCAATGGTATATCCATTTGTTGTCATTGTTGCTAAGGCTACAGCTGTCCGATATATTCCAAACGCTGTAGCAAGACCTACTATAACACGTCCTACCTGCTCGTAGTTCTCGACAAGGTACGTTGCAGCCTGCACGGCACTCATAACAACTCCCTCGCCCTTAGAGCCTATCTCATTGAACATATTATCAAAGGACTCTTGAAGCATGGAAATCTGTCCATTGAGGGTCTTTGCGCCCTCTGATGCCATACCATAGAACTTACCCCCTGCCGATGTAGCAGATATAAAGGCATCCTGCACCATCTTTGAAGTGATAGCACCCTTTGACATCTCGTTTTTGAGTTCACCGATAGATTTACCCGTTTTGCGTGAAATCTCCTCCAATGGATTGAACCCAGCATTGACCATTTGCCATTTTGTTACCCTACAGGCTTTTTATCCCATAGTTCTTATAGTTTCCTATAAGTTCAGCATACATTTTCACCCTCGATTACTCGGTGGGGTGTCGGATACTCGTGGAGGGATTATATTTATTCACCCTCTATGCGTTACACTGTTCGCAAGCCTTTCGCAATCTTGCGCCTTAGCTCGGTATTGCCATGTTTACTGATATTGCCATTTGAAACCGCCCGATGTCTTGCGCTCGCCTCTGCAACATTTAGAAATACTTTCATTCTTCATATTGTTTTGTCGTGCCGCTTCGGACGCACTATTATAGAGCATTAGTATCTTATCTGTTCCAACTTCGATTTTTGCGACCTTTTTGCCGTTAGAAATGCCAATCTTCATTCTTGTTTCTTCTGAAACTTCATGCCCAATCATTTTCGCCATCCTTTTTCTTATGGTTTCTTCTGATTGTTTTTTGCCATACATAGGGTTCTTTTCTCCCATTTTTGACAATGCTATCTTTTTACAAGTAGATTTAGACATTTTATGTCCCATTAAAGCAATACTTCTTCTTTTCTTTGCATCTTCTGATTGCTTTTTACCTAAATGCGCTTGCCTAATCTTCTCTTTGGTTTCTTCGGATAAATGCTTTCCTTTAGACCAAGGGATATTACCTTTCAATGTCTTTGCAATTTTCCTCTTCGTTTCATTTGACACAAACTTATCTGTCTTGCCTAAAACATAAGAGCACCACGCTTGACCTTTGGCTTTATACTCCGTTCCAAGTTTCAACTCATAATCGTATGCTTCTTCTTCATCATCAAAGTATTTAACGATTTCGTAGTCGCATTCGCATTTACTTCTGATGTTGCGAAAATGTTTATTGCGGTCTTTCATGCTTGTTACACGATTTCCGCTACCTTTTCCAACATAGAAAACTTCCTTAGAACTCTTTAAGTACCAAATATAAACGTAATATTTTTGCATCTATCATCTGTTTTATATCTTGGTACAAAGATACTAATTTTCTACAACATTTCAAAGACCGATTTCAGTAAATTTAGGGTTCACCGATTTTACCCGATAATTATAATAGGTATTCCTACCTATCACGCCACACATTTTAGCAAGTCTTGTCCCATCAACTTTCCTGCACTACTCATCTGTGAGAAAGCAAGTGCAAGGGAGTTGAACTTCCCTGTATCACCCATAGAGATGTCACCAATAGCCTTTAGGTAGTCAATAGACTTCTCTGCCTCGATACCAAAGGAAGTCATCATCTGTACCGCACCGACCATATTCTTTGTGTTCAGCGGAGAAGCAAGGGCATATTCTTTAATTTGCCCCATGATATTGTTTAGACGTTCCTCGTTACCACCTAAGAGGACTTTAAGGGATGTTTCCATGCTCTCGAACTCTGCACGGACGGATATAACCCTACTTGCAAGTTCTTTCAGCCCCATACCGCCAAGAAGCATACCGCTCATCTGCTTGAGTTTACCAGTAAGCATGTTCATGGTTTCTGCTGTTCCTCCACCTTCCTGCCGTAACAATGCGTATTCGTCACGGAGTTTCTTTACTGACAGCCTTGCCGTTGCCTGTTCTTGTGTGAGAGCAAATAACGATGCCTTTTCTTCATCAAGAGCCTTCTTGGCTGCTTTCCACTCTGCAAGTTTGGCATCAGATGTCAAAGGAGACGACTTAACAGACTCACGATAAGCATCGCCCAAACGCTTAACATCAACGGCAACGTCCCTAACTACTCCTTTCTGAGCAATAATCTTCTCTGTAAAGTCATTGACACCCTGCGATGCTGCAAATATCTTCTGCTTAAAGTCTGTTTCCATTGCAGCAGATGCTTCGGCAATCTTACCAGTGACATTCCCTAATTCCTTAGAAGTCTGTTGTAATTTACTATTCAGCTTATTAAAGGATGTAGGGTCTTGAATAGCATCTACACCTTTAATCTCCTGCTTTAACTTCGTTATCTCATCTCGTAACCGCTGAACCTTTTCATAGTCCGCTTGTACACGGAATTTCAATTCTGCCATATCTACTTTCTTCTTCTGTTTGCGAGTTCCTTACCGCTGATTTTCTTCACCACGTCTCCGAAAGCCTCATGTTGCTTGTCTTTCTGCATGATAATGAGATTGCGATAAGGAATTTGATTAACTACTTCGTCATACGTCAGATGCAAGCTATCCATGAATGACGCTATTTGCCCCAAAAGGGTCTTATTTCCGACTACTTCGGTGTTGCTGCCAGCAGGCTTGCGTTCTTCGTCAAACTGACAGCTTTCAAGAAAGGGGCTATGCCGATAAGGTCAAAACCTGCTGCAAGCGCATCTACGACCTCCTCAAGAGTTCCATTGCATAATTCCTTTGTCTTGGATAAATCGCCTGCCATAAGCCACGAGAGAGCCTTTGCATATGCTTCACTATCCTTTGCAGATAGGAGCATCTCTTTTATCGAGCTGCCCTCTGATAGATTTATATCACTGATACACGAAATTGCACCTGCCAACCGCTTAATCGTAGGCGGTTGAATAGCGTATGCTTGATTATTCACATATACAATCGCATAGTCATTACCTAAGATTGCATCTGATACTAATTTACTTGCTTTACTCATAATGATAATAAAAAGGGGTGGAACGTGGCGAAAGACCACCTCCACCCCGATGTTATCCTGAAACTCTACCTTATGCCAAAGCCTTTACCTCTGATTCATCAAAGTTATACTCTGGTGACACGCCATCAGCAGTAGGAGCCTGAACAAGACCCTTGACTGCAATAGCGATAGCCTTGTCGGTGTTCGCCTCACGTGCTACAATCTGACAGTTAGGGAAGATAAACCATACATCGTCCTCAGTCAGACAGAACAGAGCCTTCTTGATGACAACCTTATCAGTAGCTCGCTTCCAACCAACGATGTCATCCTTGTCAGATCCTGCACCGCCCTTCTTGATGACTTCACCACCCATAAGAGCAGCTTTGGCAGCATAGTCATACTGACCGATTGAGAACTGAGGGGTAATCTCTCCTTGAGTGGTGTCATAACGGTATGCTTGACCCGTGAGCTGGTTCTTGTATGGAGTAACAGAAGCCTCGCTCTCCTCAATGTTCCATGTTTCGCCATGCACGTTCATTACCTCATTCTTAGCTGTCTTGGCAGCCTTGATGATTGTACTTGCACTTGCTGCGGTAAGGTCATTCTTGATTACGGAAATGTCAGCATAAAAAATCTTCTTAATGCCAACAGCTGAAATTTTTTCCATATTTACTTTACGTTTAATGCGTTAAACAATATTCTACAATTAATAAAATGGCACTTCAAAGCAGTGTCCGCTTCAATGTGGATAGTATCTATCTCATAGTTGTACCTTGTTCCGTCAAACTCACCCGTTACGCTTTTGAAGAGTTCTTTTGCCTTTCGCTCTAATTCCTTTAATCGAAGTGTATTGGCAATTTTCACCCCCAAATCGGGAACACACAGATTGATGTCACAAAAACACTTCTCCCAATACTTGCTCGGGGTCTGTCCTTTTACATGGATAGTAATGCGTTCATCTTTCAACTCACCCGTAAGGGTCTTTCCGAAAGGAACTATCTCTATCCCAAACGCCTTGCAATCTCGGTAGAGAATATCTGCTATGTCGGTAGTTACTATCATTCAAACATTTCTTTTAGTTTCTTTTCTGCTCTCAATGCTGAACCGCTTAAAACCTCAAACCCCTTAGCCTCGACATAGGAAGCGTAATCAGCGGTATTCTCTAATGTCAATCCGTCCTTGTCTACATCGAATGTGTTGGACGTTCTCAAAGTGAGTGTGTGGTCTTGGTATGTTCCGCTTTCTTCTGCGTCCTTAACAGCCGCATCGCCAACGTCTATCATACCTTTCTGAACTTCCCACTCTAAAGCATCAAAGAACTGGTCTACATCGGAGAAATCACTATCTATAACCATAATTCAGAATTATTGAAATAGTTAGCATTCTTTACAATGTAAACCTTGCCTTCTCCTCGTACGCTTTCCCCCTCAAGACATCTTACCTCTGTACCTGCTTTAATATCCACATTCATCTCACATACTACGTGAAAATTAGGTCTGTAAACATCACCATTAGGAGAGTTAAACTCTTTTGTGGTGTTGTCATCACAACGGCACTTACAGAGTGTTACCCACTCTTCACCTCCCGTGTTAGGGATTGGGTGTCCGTATTCGTCCTCTTGGAGTGGTGTTACCCTTTTAACCTGCAATATGTGTGGTGCGAATATCATAAGATGCGTATCTTTGGCTTATTGTCGTTGAGTTCGTCCTTTAATCCGTACTTCTTACAAAGGAGAGAGTAATAGTCCTTTACGCCTTGAGTGTTCCACGACATAGAGAAACCGCTCTCATTGATAGAAGTAGGACGAAGCAAAAGGGATGGAATAAATTGGGCAATAGCAACAGATATATTATCAATTACATCTGCATCAACATCGTCCTCTATATTCACGCGTGCATTGAGAGACATATCCAACAAGTCAGCCTCCGACACTTGTATGCCGAAGGACTGAAACTTGCTTGATATATAGTCCCTTACGTTCATTAGCCTAATTTGGAAAGGTCTGCGATAGCCATCTTGTTAGGAATATTGATGTCTGGGATAGCCTCGAAACCATACTCCATAAAACGTCCCTCGTCAGTTCGTTTAGATGAGATAAATCCCCTGCCATCTTCAATTTCTTGATAGGCACGACCATCATTAACCTTGTCGGTCATTTCGTAAGGCTTCTTCCAACGCATAAAGCCAAGTTTGGTATTATCCGCCATCATAGGCAAGAATGAAATCTTGTCATCTGGGACGGCATTTACCATTTCACTCTCTGATGTTTGGATATACTCATCCTTGATACGGATTCGCCACGGCATGCCTACTGATTCGATAAGGCGGTTTACCATATCGGGAGTGACAATACCGCCCGTATTGAACTCCATATCACCAAACTTCATCGTAAACTTGCTTTGGAACTCCTTAGACGAAGCGATACGATTATTAAATGTGTGGCGATTCATTTCGGCTGTTGCGAAAAGCATACCCTTTGAACGTACCTTATCCACGAACTCCGTTTCAAGCCAAGAAAGGATGTTGTCCTTGTCGGCAGAAGCGGCTGCCTTTGTGTAGATAGGCAGTTTTACAGTATCTACTGATACACCCTGCTTATTCTCCTTTCCATTTACCTTGGTAGAACCATTGAAACGCAAATCGCCCAACATAATATCAAGACGTTTCATAGGAGCAAGCATGCATTGGCGCACGTCATCAACCAAGAAGTTCACAATCTCGTCCATCTTAGCAGAGATGGCATCGGTGTTGCTTGACTGAATGCTCAACGTGTTATACTCCTCTATAAGCCAGTTAAGGCGTTCAAGACGAGTATTGTCCATTTGGTAAGCATCGCCTAAGCAAGCCACCTCACCAAAACCACGTGTGAGAGCATGGCGTTTTCTGACAGGTTTCCCTGCATATCTGTCAATAACTGTACCTGCGATGACACCCACCTGTGTACCCATATAAGTCTTGAAAGAACCATCGGGATTAGTTCTCTCATAAACAAGGTAGTCTTTCCAAAACACCTTGTCAAGTTCGCCCATAGTAACAATAGAACGGTCTATCACCGCTTTGAGGAACTTAGGGCTATTCAGTAATGAATCTATTGTTAATAACATATATTCCTCCTTTTTTAGATAAACATGAAACGTCCTGTGAGAGCCGCCTTATCTTCCTCTGTGAAAGGAATGTAAAGATTGTCCTCAACGATTGAAAATGCACGACCTACCAATGCAACGGTATTCTCTTTCGCTAAGTTACGCCAACCGAATGAAGCGAAGTTAGCTACATTTTTAGCCTTAGCGTCAGATGCACTCTTTGCCTCGGGAAGCACCTTGCCAACTTCCAAATCAGCCTTTGTCGCTTCTTTGGTGGTGATTGTGTCATAGTCCTCATTGGAATTGTCCACCGCCTTTACAGCGATGACATTTGTCCCATCAGAGAGTAACGTGCCCACATTGATAAAGTCCGCAAAAGGACATTTAGCAATCTTGATGGTAGTTGCTCCCGTGGTAGCCTTTTCTACTACCTTGACACGAATGCACACTACCGCCTTGCGCTCTACCTTATCACGAAAGATAGGCGTAAGTTCGGGCAACCATCCCTTATTAGGGAGATTGCTCATGTCTAAGTCCATACCACCATCTGTTAGGCGATATAGCGATTTCTCGTCACAAACCTCCCTTTCGATAGGAGGCGTGGATTCAAACTTAATTCCTGCTGCCATAATGATTTACTTTTTTTCGTTTTCTGTTTTGATAGCCTCTGTTCGCTTATTGACGCTATCCAAAAGACTATCCATATCGTCTTTGTGTTCGTGGTTTCCCTCTTCGGGAGACTTTGCGAACTGGAATCCACCATTCTGCATCTCCTGCTTCACATCGGTGAAGTACTGATTAAGGTCTACATCATCAGCGATTTGCTTTCCTTTATAGACATATTCAGGGATACCGAATGACTTTGCCACTGCTGCAATCTGTTGGTTGCGTTCGTCCGCCTTTGTCTTTGCGTCCATTGCAGCTAACTTCTCGCTCAATGTCTTGTTAGAGTCAATAAGACTTTGCGCCCATGCTGGCACTTGTTCCGTTGTCTGTGGAGTCGGTGTTGGTAATGGGTCTTGTGGCTTTGGTTCCTCGATTGGCTTTCCGTCCTTGATGTTGTGCTTCTTCTCGTAGTTGGAAACTGCGGTCTTTTGCGCACCATCAGCCCGATAGTCGCCATAGCTTGTTAGAACGTCTTGAAAGGAGATACCCTCAACGATAGAGTTTACCTTGCTCTCGTCCGTTACTCCTTCAGCTTTCTTGCTTGCCATACGCTGAAGTGTGGCATCCTCAACCCCTTGAAATTTGGTTTTAAGTCCTGCCAAAATTTGTTCGTAAATGTTCATACTTTATAAAGTGTTAACTTGAATAAATCTTTTCAAATTTACACATTATAAAAGGGAGATTTGTGTTTTTCATGGGCTGAGAAAAGAAAAAAAGCCGTTTGAAAAAAAAAGCCGCCTATACTCACGTACAGACGGCTGAAATAATACATAAACATTTGTGTAAAGAATCTATTCTTGCGTTTGCGATGTTGGTTGAGTTTCTTTTTTCTCCTCTCTGATTTGTTGCAATTCGTCTTGTAACTCACCATAGTTTGAGCAGAAACTTACACCGTGTTCCATTGACCACACACCACCACTGACGGCAGCAGCAGCCGTTTCAACCTTATCTCTTTCGCTATCAATCATGAAAGGAACAATCTCCGTTTCGATGTTTACAGTCTTACTTGCAGCTTCGAGTGATGTGTTCAGTGTACCAATAGCAGACGTGAGGAAATTAACTCTTCGTTGGAAAAACTCTCCCAATTCCTCTGCGTGGTTCTGCACTGCCATATGAGCAGCCATAAAGACGTATCGAAAAGCCGTACCACTAAGAGCATTGCCAGTCCCTTTGAGTTGGTCGAATGATATACGAGGGGTATTTGTCAGTCCGTAAATCTGATTAAAGTATGTTTCAATCTCCACCTTGATAGGGTCGGAGGATTGATTCCATGTGAGGTATTGCGCATTTGCACCATCCCCCGTTAGCTGCATCATTCTGTTTCTTGCATCACCGCTCAAATTGTCGGGTTGCAACTCACCAAAGAGCATAAGGAGTGGGAAGAAGTGATTATCAATACAATCAGCATAGCCACTCAAACATTTTTCCAATCGAATACGTAACTGCTTAACTTTGGCGCATAACGGCTCGGGACGAAAGGCGTACATGACGGGGAGTTTCTGAAACTGATGTGCAAATGTACGTTCTACATTCTCCGACCACGTCTTATCAAGTTCCCACTGATACACCTTATCTGCGGTAATAGTCATGAATACGGTATGCTCGTTGCCGTCTAAGTCTTTCTTCTTGTATTCACGGGAGAAAGCTATCATGTTGCCGTTATCATCAAAGAAAGGGTATAATGTATCACCACGAAATGGCGACCATATTTGCGACCTTAACTGATATTCGGGAACTCTATTCCCAAAAAGAGCTGCAATTCTGCGCTTTAGCTGTGCCCAAAAGCCATCATCTTTGACTACGTACCAATACTCCGCCACTTCCTGCTCTGATAGCCATGAACGGACTAATTTGCGGTTTTGAAATTTCAGTTTATTCTTCTTGAATACCTGCTTGAGAGTTTCAAACACATTCTTCTCTCCATTGTCTTCGGGGTTACATTCAAGCGTGGGTTCTGTACCTACACAAAAGGCGGTATGGATATTTACTATATCTTGCTCAATAGGAATTGCAATGCGGTTAGGCTCTTTCATTTCATATTGTGCAGGGATATGTATTGTCTTTCCGCTTTCGGGGTCAAACTTATCCTCTGCCATCTTTACAAGGACATTAATCTTCTTGTAAAGTTCTGGGTTCATGATGTCATGTTTCGTCATGTCCCAATCAGCAAGATTCTTTAATGTTTCGGGGAGAGGATTGCGCCTGCCTTTCTTAAGGTAACTAATCTTCTTATCAATGTCCTCAAGTGCGAGGATGTCATCTAATGTCTTTATCATATCGTTATCCTATTTATCGAGCGAAAGCTGCTGCCATGTCGCCCTTTGGTTTTAAAATCTTTCCTAATAGTTGCCCAAGGACATAATAGCGAACCGCATCTATGCCATGGTTATATTTGTCTATTGGTTGGTTGATATAGTTGCCGTCCTTATCCGTGTCCCATACATACTTTCTGAACTCTGTACGGAGGTTATACGACCTCTCTGTGACAAAGATATGGTCAAAGGATAGCATCTTGTCTATTCCTGCTATGATAGAGTTGCCACTCTTATCTACGGGGTAAATCTTTATTCCTGCGTTATGTATCTCTTGTATCAGCCGGGGGTCTGCACTCTCAGAGAATACCTTTAAGCTGCCATATCGTTTGAGTTCCTTTACAATGTCAGATGACAACATACCCGTTCGATAGAAAAGCTCATCGAGATATAAGTCATTATCAATGATACCACATAATATTCCTGCGCTTGGATCGTGGGTAAAGCCGAAGTCATCACCGATAGCAACCTTCTTGCACCATTTCGGGAACTCCTTAACAATGCCGATACGCTTAAATACTGCGCCTTCTGCGACGTCTGCCCATCTGCCCATAACAGTGTGGGCGTACTTCTCGGGATTATTGGATTTCATATCCTCAACCTCCTTAATAAACTCATGGGAGAGGTTCTCAGCGTTGTCTAAGTAGGTAGTATGAATATGCAATACATTCGGGTGGGTGCTAATCTGAACGGGAACACCATCATACATCACCTCCTTATGGGTATTTTCTATAAACCGCTTATAAACCCAATGGTTATTATCCGTAGGGTTCATAACGATAATAATTCGGTTCTGTATTCCTTTCTGACGAATAGAGAGCATAATTGTTTCAAACTCTCGCTCTGATACCCACTCCTCTGCCTCGTCTACTACAAAGGTTGTAACGCCGTGAATAGATTTCAGCTTTGCGGTTTGGTTTCCCGAACTTGTCTTGATACCTCTAAACATCACTGCACCACCACTGCGGAGATTCTTTACATCTGTTTTAGTGTGTGTGTACCATTTCGAGTTTCCATCAAGTTCTACCTTCTCCATAAACTCGGGGATAACAGACATTGAAGCCGATACCATTGTATAACGAGTATATAGTATCTGATGGACTATTCGCTTTGCAGGAGTTGGATGCTTAACCTCGAACAATAGACGCTCAATGAAAGTGGAAACATTGAAACTCTTTCCACTTCCACGACCACCAGTAACAAGAATGATGAACTTATCCTTGTTATGGTACAACGGAGCATATATCTGCTGTGGGGTTATTCTATTCATTTGTGTTATCGGTCATCCACTTATCAATGTCGATACCATTCTCGGAGTAGAGCGCATCTTCATCGGTCTGCTTCTTCTCCATCTTGCGCCATGTTGGGTCATGATGATAGAGTAGGGTAGCAATAGCCTGCATATTAGGAGGTAACTCCATCTCGGACTCTTGCACCACAGCTTTATCCGTCAGCGTCACCCATCCTGTGCCACCGCAATAGGGGCATTTCTTATCTGCTCCCATACACTCGCACTTGTCCTGAACGAACTTAACTATCCTTGATTTTGTCTTCTTTCCACCAATCGCACCTTTGATGTATGTACCACGAAGCAAAGCTACAATTCTTGTCCGGCCATGTGCTAAGACCCTATTAATTCCAGCCCCTCTGCGCTTGTTTTCCTCATCGTTCCAACATTGATAATTACCATTCTTCATAGAGCCAAACACATCTGCGGATAGGTTGAGTTCATTCGCAATCTCACTATCCGTGTATCCGTTCATTGCAAGGGCTTCTATGCGCTTGTAGAAGTCAATACTATCGTAGTCGTGTTTTGGTTTTGCCATATCTTTTAACGATTATAATTTGCTTTTATCGAATATTCTCTTTATATTTGCAATGTAGATTGATGGTCGCATGATTTGGGAGCGAGCAGCGTTAACAGCGGTGATATAGGAAGTTCGAGTCTTACCCTTTCTACACTTAGGGGCTTTTATAGTCCCTATTTTATTTTGTAATATTGCTTACTTTTCATGTCAATGTTGTCAACTACACCAATAGATACGACTTGATTGTAATATCGTTTACCTATCTTCTGATTAGGTTCTATTACAACTTTCAATACTTTGCCTTTAGAATATTTTACGCTTGATACATAGATTAGGCGGCTTCTGTTTCTGTCTATGTAGACATTTTTCGGTTTCTTTACCGCTGATTCAACCATTCTAAATCTATGTATGTTAACCGTTGCCCCTTTCTGTTTCTTTGGGTGATTACGATATTTCAATATGGTTTTATCTGTAATGGCAGCAAGTTCGGACTTTACTATAATACCTTTCCGAGACAAGTCCCTTAGATATGCTTTGTTTGTCCTACCGAAGACATACACGGATTTCCTTACTCTTCCACTTGCAAGAACTTTATCTGCAAATCCTTGTAGGTCTCTTGTGTATTTCCGCTTGCTACCATTTAAACCATATATCAATATGCCTTCACCCATTATTCAGTTAAAAGTGTTTCTATCTTTTCAGAGAATACTTCACCTTTGAGGAACTTCTCATCGGGGTTAAAGCCGAACTTCTCACAAAATTCCGCCTTTGCCTCCCAATTATCGAATGATAGCATAAGATAAGCGTCCATGTTTGCGGCTGCCTTTGTAGCGGCTTGTTTCACTTCTTCTTTTACTTGCTTCATATGAGCAACTTTCTCCGCTCTTTCTGCTTGCTTTTGTGCTACTTCTGCCTGTCTTTCCTCCCTGACGGGTTCCATGAGTGTGTCGAGTTCATCAGCGATGGTGTTTTCTTCTTCTGTCTGAAAGTGGAAATCCACACCGATAATGTCAAGGTCTTGCTCGGTCAGTCCTGCATCCTTGTAGTCAATATCGGGGATAAGCTCACGGAGTGTGTCGTAATCCCACTCTCCTTGCGCTGATGGGTTGTTGAGTAAGATAAGCAGCTCTTTCTCTTCTTTCTCCTCAACGTCTATCAAGTCCACTCGGATAGGGTAGTCATTATCCTTTGTCTTGACATTGTACTTTTGAAGTTCGTCCATTACCGAAAGCCGCTGATGACCACTTACAAGCGTGTAACCTGTTCGCTTGTTCACCACGATACCTCCGACCATGCCAAACTTCTTTATACCACGTTTGAGAGCCTTGCGGTTCTCTTCAGGAATAGTACGAGGGTTCTGCTCGTGAAGTTTAATTTGAGAGCGTAGGAGTTCCACGCTCTCTGATGTGAAGTATTTGTTATCCATCTGACTTTTCTCTTTTAAATTGTTATCCTGCTACTGCGCCATATCCGTGCTGCTGAACTGCACGACTTTCCGCCCTTGCAATAAGCCTGTCTCTTGACTGCTTGGCTCTACGGCTCAAAGCACTTGTTTCCCAAGTATTCTTTCTCCGCCAATTCGCCTCGCTCAATCTTTCAGCCTGTGCGTAAATTTGTCTAAGAGTTTTTCTTGCCATAATTATTACTTGTTATCCTGTTTATAATTTTCTTCAAATAAAATTCTCTCGCTCATTGGAAACACTTTGTATATCTTCTCTAAGTCCTGCGGATAGTGCTCGTTAAGCCATGTAAAGCAATCTATGTTAAATCCTAATCCGTTACTTGCCTTGTTGCCGTATAAAACTGGTTGCGGTAAACGCTTCATACGCATATATGCTTTAACGTCTTTCTGTGTCCATGAAGCAAGAGGATAAACTAAACCGTTATTCTCATACTCGTTAGCTTCATAACCTTTGAGCATAAGATTTCGGTTCATTCCGTCCGCTTTCTTCATACCTAAGAAAGTATAGTAAATACCTGTCTTTAACCTCACCGCCTTAATCACGTCAGCGAGTTTCAGCAGCTTAACTTTAGGATTAGGTACGCAATAAAGACCGCCACGAAGTATATACGTTAAATTCCAATGAGGAACTTGCATGAACTCTACCTTTGGATATTTCTTCTTTACCCACCTTATCCAACCATTGATGTGGTCTAAGTCCTTAACGAAGGACATAAACACACATACAACTCTTTCAAAGTGTGGATAAACTAAATCCAAGGTTACAATAGAATCCTTGCCAAGTGAACACATAACAATGCAAGATGACTGCTTTTCAGCCACCCTGCATATTACGTTATGTGCTTCTTGTAACTTGTTCATTATCCTGCGCTCATTCCAAAGCCCTTACGGAGCTGCCTATATACAGTCTTATGACTGCCCAATTTATTACCAGCTACCAACTGATGACGTCCACTATTGCCCAGATAAGAACCTGTTGCACCTGCGATACGACCTTTCAGTGTTTGTGCATTTCTTCTTGCCATAATCTCAATATTCGATTATTATACTTTCTTCGACTTGTCTCTAATATTGTGTGAAAGTACTTTACCCAAATCAAACACTACTTGCTCAGCTACCCATACAAGTGGATTGCCATCTTTGTCCCTACCATGCTCGTAAGTGATAGGCTCGTTATTCTCATCTACGAATATCTCGCAATGAGCACCAACGACCTCAACAAGTGCGTTGTCCCTGTCTTTGTTGTAACCAACATAGAACTGAATTGCATCATACTTGATAGGCTGCGCATTGCCGTCTGCATCTTCGATTTCAAACCCTTCTTCATCAAGCTGCAATAACTTCTTGATAGTTGTTGGACGAACCTCACGAAATTCTTGCACCTTGCGACCTGCAAGGATAGCATCGAAATACTTTTGTTTGATGATAAGATTTAATACTTTCATACGACTTTTCTCTTTTTTAATGTATCACAAAGATACGATTTAACATTATTATATTTAGAAAAATCCGCCCTGTATAACCTACAATGGGCGGATTGTTATTTTTATACTATATCCAGGTGTAAGTCTTTTACCTTTGTTGGCTTAAATCCTCTATCTCTCTCAACTCTCAGACCCCATTGACCTGTTACGCTTTCTAACTGAGAAAGCGTAAAATATCCATATTCAGTATGTTGACCTACGATGATACCGAAGAACTCATAACCATTATCTGCCTTCTCAGCTTCGAGTACATACCACGTGTAACCCTGCAAGAAGAACTTGCATACTACTACGGCATCTTTGACCTTGCCATCTTGTGAATACAAAGGGTACTTTGCTAACTCTTTCTCTAATTGCTTTGTTATCAGTTTCATAACCTTTATAGTTTAATAGTTTTACTTTTTTGTTTAGCAGATGCCTGCCATTGCGATAGAAGTTGCTTTGTTCACGATAGCACCAGTCCATTTAATTCTGAAGCCATTGAAGAAATCCATAATGAAAGACCTTATAGCTAATCTACTTGCACAAGCCTTATGTCTTTTCTTGCTAAAGAATATAATTGCTTCTTGAGCTGCTATCTCGCAGTCTGTAATGTTTGCATTGCGAATGAAAAATGATGTAGACTTCATAATCTTATAGTTTAATAGTTTTATATTTGTTTCTTAATCACAATGCAAAGATATAAGATATTTCTAATAACTGCAAATAATTTAATAAGAAATATCTAATATTTAACATTGCTTTGCAAGTAGTAGATATATCTTAACTTCTATTTGCAAATAATTAGTTATTTCTTATATTTTAGTCACTTTTCTTGCTATTATCATATTATTACATTAACTTTGCAGCAAATTAATATTAGTTATAACTTATGGATATAAAAAAGGTAATAAAAGAGCATGGCTGGACACTCGAACGGCTGGCATCTGAAATGACAAATAAGCGAGAAGATAAAAAAGGTATGTCCCAATCTTCATTATCGCAGTTGCTTAATGGAAGTACGCCATTAGATAGATTACAGGAGATAGCATCTATTATAGGTGTGTCGGTATCTGAACTCGTTGCAGACGAAAAGGACGCATCAAACACTATAATTTGCCCTCATTGTGGGAAGCCAATCAAGTTTGAAAAAGTATAATTAATAAATAAAAAAGAATGAATATTCTTAGATGAAAACAACGAACCAATTATCTATGAAGATGGAACGGATAAAGACGGAAATCCGCTTGAGTGGTTTGCCGAACAGGTTGTTTTTAACTTGGGCAAAGTATTAGAAGTCCATTGAAAGTAAAATCTTATTCATAAGATCGTCAACATTTTGGCGAAAATCTGAATAAGTGGTATAAAGAACCATTAACTCTGTGCAGGTCGCTGAAATAACGCTTGCGCACGTTACTTTGGTAGCTTTGGTGATGGCACGTCTAAGCCCCTGCGGCATCTTACCACCAAAGAATTTATTAGGGGAATAAAGGTAAATGACAACGAAGATAAATTCTTTGCGGTCGTTTACCTTTATTTCATTTCCCTTTAATTCCTCAAACACTTTGTAAATCTTCGGAATGAGATTTAAGTCCTTTAATTTTGGCGATGTTGCCAGTTCATTATCTACTATGGCTTGACGTAATGCCGTGCGTGCCTTTTCTATTCTCTTGATTGTTTCGATTATCTGCTCCATTTATAGAGTTTTCAACAAAAATATAGCAAATAATCTTAAATAATCAAATTTGTTTAGATAAATTTTTAACTATTAAGTAAAGAAACACAACAAAATTTACGTATTTTAGTGTGTTGCTCAGTGTGTTGTTTAGTGTGTTACATTTTATTTTTCACCTTTGTAAAAATCTAATATAAAGATAATTACAAATGTGTTCGGTGTGTTGGTCAGTGTGTTGGTCAGTGTGTTGTTATGCTTTTAGAATGTAATCTAAAAGTTTTACATTTGCATCATTAATGTGGCTAAAATCCTTTTTAATGTATAGTTCCGTTATCTTCAATGACTGGTCAGTATGATTTAGCATATCATTTACAATATATTTGCTTATTCCTACATCATTTACGGCAATCGTAGCCATTGAGTGCCTGGCAGCATAGAATTGTAGACGTTCAATGCCCAATTCCTTTCCCACTTCCTTTAGTCCGATGTTTATCGCACGATTGAAACTCTCCATTGTAGTAAAGCGTTCCGAGAAATTAAACACACGTTCTTTACCCTTGTATTTCTCAACTAACGGCTTGATATAATCAGTTATTTTCACTTGTATTTCAGCCTTATCTCTCCGCCTATCTTTTGTTTTCATGCGGTCATAGATAATGGTGTTATCTTCCAATCTATCAGCATAGTATAGGTCGGCAGAGTTCATTCCCATTAAACAGAATGAAAGACGAAAACAATCTAATGCCAAATCGTGACGGCTGGACTTTCCTTTTACCTTGACATTGTCATAAGGTAGGGCAAATATCCTCCTTATCGTTTCCACGTCTAAGGCTCGTTTTTCAGCTATGTTCTGATCTACTGGCTTATATTTGTCTAATGAGTGTTTAATTCGGATAATATCATTATCTTCATCGTTATAATACTCCTTTGCAGCGTTAAATATAGTTTTAATACAATTAGGATATAAAGATTGTGCTCTTGGGCGGTCTTTTAATGCGTTCTCAAAGGCTCTCATTGTCTTAACGTTAATTTCCTCACAGAGAATATTATCACGCCCCACAAAGGAACACAAAGCGTTCAGAGCCGTTTTATAGTTCTTTATCCCTTTAATAGTTGATTCCTCAATCCATTTCGCTGCAAATATTGTGAATGACACCCCTTTGTTTTCTTTCTTCTGTCGGATATAGGAAACAATAGTATCTATGTCTATGTCGTTAAATTCAAGGCTTAATTCACTTAATCTGCTCCTATATTCTTTTATGATGTCATTGCACCTATCGAGTATATTTGCATTTTTTATCTTGAATGAAGCCGTTATATCCTTTTTACTGATATACATCGTGGTGGGAATGTACCTTATTTTGTTATTATGAGTAAACCGAATATGTACACTCCATGTTTTATCGCTTCGCAT